GTAAATCAGTAGCATAGGAGCTAACACAATGACAAACTCAAACGTAAATGCACCCGTAGTAAAAACTTCTCACCCAGAATTGTATGCAGAGCATACGTTTCACATGAAGAAAGCTGTATGTTACACATACAACTACGTAGTAATTGACGAAGTTATTCGTGAGCTTTGGAATGATATGACTATGGCAGAGATTGCCGAAGCATTGAATGAGTACCCCAACCGCATCAAGTATCGTGTGAGAATCCTCAAAGAGCTTGGCATAATCAAAAACAAATACAACATGGAACGTGCCAACCTTATGCGTCAACGTAAAGAGGCAGCTACATGGCTGAAAGAGATTGACGCAGAGCTTGCGAAAGTAGGCTAATGCTATACCTATTGTTCACACCTTTCGCTGGCTACTTTGCTATGTTGATTACTGTTGTAATCATGCAGAGTATAGGCTATGACGTGGAAGGTGTGGACACCTTTACTATCTGGTGTATATACACACAGATATATGTATACTTATTTGTAATCACAAAACTGAAAGGTAAATCCAATGAGAGTTGAACTTGAACAAGAGCTAACTAACGCTATTCAACAGTATGTTGATATGTTAAGCTTTGAGCAAATGATAGACATCATTAGAGATAATCTGTGGGATTATTATATAGATGGTGCAGATGAAGAAGAAACACGTACTTTCATACAAGAAGTTAAGGATCTGACACAATGAGAGTTGAAGTATACTTCAATCTACATAAGAAAACATTCTCTGTCCGATCAGCTAAGTCGGGCAAAGTTTTACTGCACACTGACGAAGTGCACATTGAGAACCCCGAGTTCGTAGTGCGTCAGTCTGGGCGTAATCGTGTACTCAGTGAAGGCAGGAAGAATGTCCATGCCTTTGTGCGTGGTGATGCCACATTCTTTCGTTATACAAACCGTCCAATGTTGGACACTCTAACTTACAACCCATACAAGTATGCATCTTTTGTTGACAAGCAGACAGAAGAACCTGTATACAAAGCAAGTCGGGCATGGCTAACTGTGACCGATAAGATACCCACAATACAAGCAGAAGGAGTACAATATGACTAAGAAAAAAACACAAGAGCCAGTAACGTACCTACTACAAGAGGACAAAGCATTAGAAATACTTGCGTTGTACAATGCGCTAGACAGTATGTTAGATGATGCAGCAGAAATGTTTGACGTAAACTTGAGTACGTTAGGTGACTTGCGACACAAAGCATATGTGTTAAAGGAAACGTTTAATTTCAAGCCACAAAAGCACGAGGAATATGATGACAGACCATGCCATTGGAAGCCATGTGTACTGCCTAATGATGCCCGTGCATGGTACTATAATGCCAAGCATTAAGGCATATGAAATTGTCTTAGAGATTGATGGACAGGAGAGTTGTATCACACTTGATGATACCTTTCCTGCCATTGATAGCTGGGCAAGTGCTTGCAGTATGGCAGTCCTGATGGCAAAGCACATTCACCCAGACAAAGAAGTAGAGTTCGTATCATGTGCAGAATACGAAGCAGACGAGTATGCAGACATTGGTTATGTCTATGATGCACCAGTAATATTGCAATAGGAGAAAGCAATGGCAGCTAACATAAAACTAACCCAACGTATGTTGAATAAGTCAGAGATTAATGCCAACAAAACTGTAAAACAGTTCTTGTGGGATGACTTTGGCATGAAATATACTGACCCTTTCTTTGAGGTGGGTAACAAGCTCACTGTGATAGGTGAGTACATAGACGGTGAAGAAGCAGACATAAACTTCTTCAGACGCTCAGGTCGTGGTGACACGATGCTCAGTATACAAAAGCTGAAGCAGTATGCCGATGCAGGTAATGAAATACGCCTCATCTCAGATAGCGAAAGCGATGGCGATGGTACACGTATATTCATATCAGTATACTCATCTGGATCAGAAACCGATGCCGCCTGATGATCCTTGTGATGACTGGTCAGAAACACCTTTACCAAAACCAAAGGAGAAAACATGAGTAGACTAAAGACTTGTGAAAACTGTGGCGACGAAGAAGAGGTATTGTACTACACAGAATGGGGATATGAGTGTGGTGATCTATGCGAGGTATGCTCAGACATGTTTCTGGATATGGAGGATGAAGATGATTGAAGCAGCATTGATGTGCCTTGCACTTAACGTATATTTTGAGGCACGTAGTGATACCATGACGGGGCAGTATGCCGTAGCCCATGTTGTCATAAATCGTGTGCAGTCTAGCAAGTTCCCAGACGATGTATGCTCTGTGGTTAAGCAGTCACGTAATGATGGCACATGCCAGTTTAGCTGGTACTGTGATGGTAAATCTGACAGGCCACGTGAGCCGTATGCATGGGCCTATGCCCAGATGGTTGCAGCAGATGTAATGCAGGGCGATGCTACTGACATTACACTTGGTGCAACCCACTATCATGCAAACTATGTACGCCCATATTGGGCTGACAAACTAAAGTACACTGTGACTTATGGGTCACACCTGTTCTACAAATAGCTAACGCCCCTTAGTAGGGCATTGTATAACTTACATAACTATGGCACAGTTGCCGCATACTAAACATAAGGAGAAAAAAGTATGGCTTTTGATATTATTAACGACGACATCATCCCTGAGTACATGGACTTTGAGGTTGAGTTTGAACCTACCAAAGTGAAGGACAAGAAGTATGTCATCAATGCTACATCAGGTGAGTACCTTGGTGTAGTAGGTAACACGTTTACTTGTGCATCACATGGTGACTTCTACCGTGGTGTCCTTGACACAGTGACTGAGGAACTATCCTTTGATGAAGTAAAGGATGCAAAGATGAACTGGCGTACTGCACGTAATGGTGCATGGGCTATGCTTGACATTACCCTGCCCAACATGAAGACTGTCGTTGAGACAGACAAACACAGCACTGAGATTGGTAATCGTATTATATCATTACATGGTATTGATGGATCGTGCAGCAATCAGGTGTACTTTGGTGCAATTGATTTCTTTTGTAGAAATGGAATGATTAGAGGGGAGTATGACAAAGTGCGTAAGAAGAACACATCTAACTTTACTATGGAAAGTTTTATCTATGAACTGACACGTGCACGTAAGGACTTCTACGAAGAAGCCAGCAAGATGCAAGTGTGGGCGCAGACTGACCTTAAGTATGTAGATGTAAGCTCACTGCTTGAGAGCATGATTAACTCTAAGCGTAAAGCTGAGAAGATGTACAGCTTGTACATGCAAGAGGCTGGACAACGTGGGCACAACAAGTGGGCGTTGTATTCTGCCTTCACCAACTATGCCAGCTACGCTGATGAGCGTAATGGTTTCAACCTGCGTAATACAGGCAATGACACTCAAGCTGTAAGCATGTGGTCACGTGAGCAAGAGGTATCCAAGTGGGTATCTGATGATCGTTTCATCCAGTTGGAGGCTGCGTAATGAGTGAACCACGTCACGCAATGATATTTCGTTGTGATGAAAATCATACGTGGTTAAATATTGTACCTGAAGCTGTAGGTGACGATGACCGTTCACCTCTGGCTTCAGTAACATATGGCCCGTTTGCTTCTGTAGATGGTGCTCGTAAGTATGCCGATGAAAACTTTCAAAACACTGGTTATGTAATACCAGTATATAAAACTAGGAGAATATGATTGCCTAAATTGCCACGCTACGTACAAGAACGAGCTTCACCCTCTGGGGTGATCTCATACCGCTTTAACCCGCCACAGAACCTTGTTGATGAGGGAGTGGTCAAACGTGAGGAGTACGGAACAGATTTAAAACAAGTACGCAAGATTGTTCGTGATCACAATAAAGCAATTGACACGTGGCGTGAAGAACAATCACAGATTGTACGAATAAAATCTAGCAGCAAGGTCACAGATCTCATTAACTATTACTATATGTCTAATGATTTCAATGCTTTACGTCACTCGACTAAGGTTGACTACAGGTACTTTCTAACTGTGCTGCACCAGACTATGGGATGGCGTAAGTATGAACACGTTACCTCTAAAGTTGCAAAGCAAGCATATGAAGAGTGGGTGAAACGTGGCATCAGTTTTGCTAATCATGCGGCAACATGTGCCAGTAGGGTGTACAACTATGCGATACAGATGGAGCATACTACGTACAATCCTTGGGCAAACATCAAGCGTAAGTCACCACAACAGCGTAAGATAGTGTGGACACATGACGATGTTGTTAAGTTTCTTGATGTAGCATACAGCGACTTTGAGTATCGTAACATTGGCTTGATTGTTCAGATGGCATACGAGTGGTGTCAGCGACTAGGTGACATGCGTATGTTGACGTGGGATAACATTGACTTTCGTACTCAGAAACTGTCACTGGAACAGAGTAAGCGTAGGGCTGATGTAGAACTACCAATATCAGAGGATCTATTACACATGTTAAACGAACAGCGTAAAGACTTTGGCTTTCAAGACTATGTTGCCCCACATCCTAGACCTACGGATGGTTCGTATAACCCTTATGCTATGGAGAGACTATCCAAAGTGGGTAGAAGGGTAATGCGTCTAGCTAAACTACCCGAAGAGTTACGTCTTATGGACTTACGTAGAACAGGTGTAACACAGATGGTAGATGCTGGTGTACCATTGCCCCAAGTTATGGCAGTCACAGGACACAATCATGTGTCTTCTGTGAAACCATACATGAAGCATACGTACATTAGTGCAAATAGTGCCTTGACACAGAGAAACGTATCTGTATCCTTGAGTGGAGCGAACAACATAGAAAGTGATACAGTATGAATATACAAAATATTATAGATGATCTAGCATTAGTAAATGGTCAGACTAAACGTATGACATGTCCATCATGTAATACTAAGAATACATTTACTATTACTAATAATATGGGTAAGATCATATGGAACTGTTACAAAGCTGGGTGCAGTGTGTCTGGTGGCACACGTACTCAACTGACTGCCGATGACATACGCAAGTCATTGGGTAGTGTTGCAGAAGAGACACATGTATCAACATTTTCAAAACCAGAATGGTTTGTGCGTGATGATGCAAAGATTAGAGACTTCTGTGACCAGTGGGAGCTAGACCCACAAGATTTAGGCTTGTTGTATGACGTTAAAGAACATCGTGTGGTGTTCCCTGTTGTACACAATGGAATTACAGTCGATGCCACAGGCAGATCACTAGGTAAGCGTATACCTAAGTGGAAAAGATATGGTAAAAGTGACTTGCCATACGCTTCTGGACGTGGTAAAACGGCTGTAGTTGTTGAGGACTGCGTAAGTGCTGCTATTGTAGGTGATGGTGGTGTATATGTCGGGGTCGCAGTGTTGGGTACATCATTGTCCACTGGACACAAGAGGTACTTGTCGCAGTTCTCAACAGCAATAATTGCATTAGACCCCGATGCTTTACCTAAGACACTGCAGTTTGCACGAGAGTTGCGTCAGTATGTGGATACAATCAAGATCCTATACTTGCGTGACGATTTGAAATACCGTAACCCTACCGACTTTGAAAACCTTACAACACTAGGAGACACATAATGGAATTATCATTGATACGTAGTCTGATGGACAAAGACTTTTATGACGAGCATCGTGGTGCACGTTGTCCTGATAGACTATTCAGTAAAGATGTACGTAAGATCAAGCAGTCTATTGACACTGCTATGGATCGTTACGAGCGCAGCGTTACACCTGCAGAGATTGAGGCACTGTTCATGGCAAACAATCCTACTCTTACAACCGCACAGAAAACTGCATACAGCCACCTGTTTGGGCAGGTAAGTAAGGAGCAACCAATGGGCAGTGACGTAGCCCAAGAGGTGCTGTCTAAGCTGTTCCAGCAGGTGATTGGTGAGGACATTGCTAACCTTGGCTTTGACTATGTAAATGGTAGCAAGTCTACACTTGAGCCATTACGTCAAATGCTTGAGCAGTATGGTGATGACTTCACACCCAACCTACGTATTGATTGGGAAGACATTGACCTTGATACTATCCTTGCAATGACTGACCTTGAGTCACAGTGGACATTTAACATACCCACGTTGACACGTAAGGTTGAGGGCATCAATGCTGGTCACTTGATTGAGGTAGGTGCACGTCCTAACACAGGTAAGACATCCTTTCATGCCTCACTTGTGGCTGGTCCTAATGGATTTGCATGGCAGGGTGCACGTGTTGTTGTGTTGTGTAATGAAGAAGGCTACCACCGTGTAGCTCACCGTTACATCACAGCAGCTACAGGCATGGACAAGTTTGAAATTGTGAAGAACAAACAGGAAGCCATGCGTATCTTTAATCAGATACGTGACAAGATTATGTTCAAGGATGCAACAGGACGTGACATGAATTGGGTTGAGTCTGTGTGCAAGTCATATAAACCTGACGTAGTTATCCTAGACATGGGTGACAAGTTTGCCCGTACCGCTGGGTTCTCACGTCCTGATGAGGCACTCAAAGCTAATGCCATACAAGCACGACAAATTGCCAAGCAGCAAGAGTGTGCCATGTTCTACATGTCGCAGCTATCTGCAGAAGCAGAAGGTAAAGTTGTACTCAACCAAGCCATGATGGAAGGCTCACGTACAGGTAAGGCAGCAGAAGCTGACCTTATGATTATGATCTCCAAGAACCCTACAGTTGAGGGTCAAGAGGAAGAAGACAACCAACGCCACATCAATGTGGTAAAGAACAAACTATCTGGGTGGCACGGTATTGTTCACACAGATCTTGAATACAAGATAGCGAGGTATGTATCATGAGCGATTGGATAATGAAATATGTATTAATTATTCCTTATGATGTGTGGGAGCCAGAATATGACAACCCCGTAGAAAGAGTGACCACTGAATTTTTTGAAACACCCGAAAAGGCTATGAAGTATTTGCACGATTACATATATGATGCAGATAATGAATATCCTTTAAGATATGAAACATGGGAAGAATGGGGAGAAAAGCAAGACATTTACTTATATGAGAGGTATGTATCGTGAACCAACTAGAACTATTTAATCTTGAGGTACAAAAAATTAATGATGGTTTAGAGTGCAACAACTGTGGGATAGTTCAACCCATAAACAACTTTCAGCATATGCTATCTGGAGAAATAAAAAGAAAGTGTAGGTCTTGTGCACGTAATCAATCTAACTTGATTAAACATTTACGTTCAGTACATCCATATCCTGAAGAAGATTATATGTGTCCTATATGTAAACGTGACATACAGGAGATAGGCAGAAAAGGTCAGAAAAGATTGCAGACTTGGGTGATTGATCACTGCCATGACACAGAAACATTTCGTGGTTGGGTGTGCCATCATTGCAACGTTGGCTTAGGAGCTTTCAATGACAGGCTAGACAGGGTTGAGGCGGCAGTAGTATACTTAAAAAAACATAAAGGAATATAACATGATACAAACATTTTACGTAGATCACATGGGTACAGACTTATCTGTGGCTAATGCAGCACGAGTGAGCTTTGGTAAGCGCAGTGAGATGGATACGAGTGACGTATGGGGTCCACCTAAGTTGAAAGACAAAGACG